ATCATACTTTTGTTTGTTTATATACTCTTTTATATAATCTGCATAATCAAGTTGTATAGAAATATCTAATTTTTCTTCATCAAATTCTTCATCAGGTGTTGTATCAACAGATTCGTCAACCTTAGTAACTATATCATCAATATAATCAACAGAGGAGAATCCACTATTTTCTAATAAAACCTCTAACTTTCTTCTTAACTTTCTATTACTAATAAGTAAGTTATTTGAAATAGATAAATCGATATAATCTTTTGAATTTCTAAAAGCATCTAATCCATCAACATCAGTCTCACTAATAACATTATACTTTCTGAATACTGGTGAAAATGTATTTGGTATAAAAGTTACTTCATCATCAGATAAATCTAACATTGTTATTCCTTTTTGATCACCATAATCATTTCTATCCATTTGATATAAAGATCCTATAAACGTGAAATTACTATTCTCTTGGCGAATATGTATATGACCAGAGAAAGCTCTCTTATACGACTTAAAATCTTCTACATCTATCTTATCAGCGTTTCTATGAGCAACTGAATTAAGGTGCATTTTACAACCATTTAGGTCAGAGTGACACATTAGATAATCTCCTTGATTAGTTCTAATCTCATTTACCATATCTATTCGTTTCTCAACCCAAGGCATCAGAACGATTCGTTGACCACCCAATTGTAAGATTGTCGTTTCTTCATATACAGTAATGTTATCGATATATCCATATAATCTAACAGAGTTTACTTCATTAGAACCTTTATTCCAAAGATCATGATTCCCAACCATTATGTGAACAGGAAGAATTTTAGCTAGTTCTCTAAGTATTTTTTCTACTTTATTTAAAACAATAATAGGTAAACTAGTTCTATTATCAAATAAATCACCAAGATGTATTAGAACATCACCTTCTTTTACATTTTCTTTTAAGTAAGGTATAACAAACTCATAAAATGTTGACTCCATCATATTCAACCACTTATCTAAATTATTAAGATAAATACCGAAATGTGTATCAGTTATCATAAAAACTCTCATCAATAAAAATTCTTTTTTATTTATATGATATTTATCTACAAAGTTAGAAAAAAATCACTTTTTTATTATAATATATAGAGATAGAGAATACAGAAAAGTAAATATATAATTTAATAATTTGTTATTCAAGTTAAACAAAAAATAAATAAAAGCATATGCCATTACCACATTTTACCCAATTACAAGGTGTAGGTTCACCTGGGGGACCTGGTACACTACCAGATGAAGTAGTATATTTAAACTTATTTGAGATAACATTTATATTACCTGTTATCTTACAAGCACAAGGTAGAGATCCAATCTTATTGTTACAAAATGCAACTAAGATAGACCTTAACTTAACAGAATTTGATATAACCTCTAAACAACAGAGATTCAAATACTCTACAAGAGAGTTTCTTTCAACTCCTACAAAAACCTCTGGTGAGATTGTTATTCCTATTCAGGTTAATGTTAATCAACAAGGTTCTATGGAGAATTGGAATACCATGAAAGCTTGGTATGACTTAGCATTCAACTCTCAAAATGGTGCACTTCACTATAAAAGTGATTTAATTGGTACTATTATAGTAAATCAACACGATAAAAAAGGAGTTGTTTTAAGAAGAGTTACTTTCCAAAACTGTCAGTTATATAAACTAACAGGATTCTCACTTGACTGGTCTTCAAATAATATTCAAGACAACGTTAGTGGTACTTTCACATATGATTACTTCATTGATGAGTATATTGACAATAACTTTACAATCAACCCACCGTTGGTTTCAGGTTACTAATATCATCTTATATTAAAATAAAAAAATCCATCAAATTGATGGATTTTTTATTTATATTTATTTTAAAATTTAGGCATTTGCATATTACCAGTCATACTTTGAGCACTTTTCATCATTGAACCAGTGTCAGGCATTGAACCTCTTTGACCGTCTTCTTCTTTTTTCTGGTTTTTATCTTCTTCTTCAAGAATTTCATTAACTAGTTTAATATTTTCTTCCAACATCCAAAAAGGCCATTCATCCATAGCAGCTTCCTGAGTATGAAAATGTTTTTGAAGTAATAATTTATTCTTTAATATATGCTTCAAAGGCATCATGAATAACGAAAATACCTGACGTTCCGTTGGGAAATTGCATTTCTGTGGTAACCTCCTCACCACACGTACAAGCTTTACCTAACTTTTCAATACCAAAGGTCATTTTACCAATTGCAGCATTTAAAAATTGAAATGAAATATCATCCATTTCTTGGAATTCTTTTAATTTTGCCTTAATACCATCTAAAGTGATACTCGATCTACCATTTAACATAAATGGAATGATTTTTAAGAAAGCTAAATTAGGAGTACTCTTCTCATTATTCTCTTTAATGATATAATCAGTAAAAGCTTTTTGTAATCCAATATTTGGAGGAGTTATTTCAAAATGACCACCATTGATTGTTTTAAATGAGAATGAGCTTGATGCCGGTGAATAGAATTTATCCAATTTCTCATCAATTTTATGAAATCTAAAATTATCTCTTTTTAATTCTATTGCCAATTCCTCACCACAAGTACATTTTGCATTTACGGTTAGTGAATTACCTTGTTGAAATGTTAGTTCTCTAATTAAGAAAATTAAATAGATTCTATCTTGGTCTTTCACTTCTAAAAAAGAACCTACTCTACCATCAGTATATTTAAGTCGAACACATGCCTGTAACATATCATTCATTTTTTCAACTACATCATAGAAGTTATTATCATCCACCATTGAGTAAGCTTGAATCTCTCTAACTTGTGCGGGTCTAACCATAAACATAGTTCCAATTGGATAGAATTTTCCACAAGGAAAGTCTCTAACATCAAAACTAAAATATTGTAGATCACTAGTTCTTGTACTTTCAAGAACTGGCTCACTTATGGTATCATCAAATGAAGTTGGTGTATTATTTTTTTTATTTGCTCCGTCTAAATCACCTAAATGTCTCTTTAAGTAATCCTCTTCACTCATATCTTTTTTATTATCTGACATAATTTAATTATTATTTTTTATTTATATATTGATACAATCAATGTCTCTATTATATTAAATAATAACAAATTGGTTTAAAATAAAAACCCTTAGATTTCTCTAAGGGTTTTTTTATTTATTTAAGTGATTATGCGTTTTGGAATCCTCCAGCAGCAATAGCACCAGTTCTTAAAATTGTAACATTATTTACAATGATACCCATACCTTTAATTGGTTCTACATAAGTATCAAGAACTCCAATTTGACTATCAATAATATCAGATGTATTATTCTCATCATCCATTTTGTTGAAGTAGTTATATAAACCATTTCTGTTTACATAAGTTTCACAAATAACATCTGCTCTTAATTTAATTTCAGCTCTAACATCAGGAGTATTAAATTTCCATTGGTAATCAAGTAACATTGAAGAAAGTTCTCTTTCTAATTCAACTAATACTTCTCTCACGTGGATTAAAGATAATGCTGATTTATAAAGTGTTAAAGCAGTATTTTCTGTTTCAATAACATATCCTCTATTTCTTTTGAATACAATTGGATTCATTTGAGCACCATTTAAGAATTCAATATCTGTTGGGTCAAATTCGTGTTCAACACCTGCTATATTAGTAACTCTACCATTTGTAACACCCGCCGCAATTGTCCAAGGAGTAACTGAACTTACATTAGAAATATGTTTTCTCATATAAGTAGTTGCTGCATAAGACGCAGGTGGGAAATCTAATGGTCTACCATTATCATTTACTGTTACGTAAGGTGTGAAATAACCAACTGTAGAAACTCCAGTTCCATCACCGAATGAGTAAAGGAATGCAGGGTTACTTTCTGGGTCACCACCTTTAGCAATAAACTCAACTTGTAAAGTACCTTCAGAGTTTACGAAACTAGGAGATGAAGAGTTTTTGAATGATTTTAATGATGGCATATTTATGAAACCAAATACATTTAATCTTTCACCACAAATATCTACTAATTGTTGTTTCGATCTTTCAGTTAAACCTAGTCCAAATGAATCTACTAAATATCTAAAATCAAATGCCTCTTTATTGATTAAAGCTTTGAATAATGGAGTTCCTTTAGCAACTAAGTTTAAAACTTGATTTTGTTTAGTTTCAGTACCATCTGGTAAAGAAGCTTGTCTAATTCTAAATCCTTTCATTGCAATACCTTTATAAGTTGTTACATATTGATCAACTGTCGAATATCTTGTTGTTTGATAGTCTAAACCACCAGCGTCATTAGTATATCCAGTTTTTAATATTTTTGCATCACAAGTAATTTCAGATAAACTAGTATTACCAGCATATTGTCTTTTACTCAAAACTCTTGTAAGATTTCTTTGTGATTGACCAATTGCCAATTCAACTCCGGTATTATCAGTCAATAAGAAATCACCAACTTTTAATTCAGTATATCTAGCACCGTTTACTAAAATTTTATTAGGTACTTCAACATATCCAGCCGGATTTTCAATCTCAATAGTTTCTTTTAAATTACTTAATTCAGACTGTACATTAAATATATAGTTAGATCTCACATCAATATCTTGTGTTGATGATAACAATTTATCTGAGAAATTTACTTCCAAACCACCATCTAAATTAACAAACATTTCTAAATAATGTTTATCTAAATTGTTATAAACCATAGTAACATTACTTACTTGTTCAAATGTAACATTTTCAGATACTTCATATGCAAAGAATCCACTTGCAGTAAATCCTAATGCGTGTGCTAAAGAAACTGCACTATCTTCTGGATGAACATTATTCTGAACTATTGTGAATACACCAGAATTACTTTCAGATTGAGGGAATGAAATTTCTTCCAATACACCTAAGTCTAATGTAGCTGATGAGAAAGTACCTCCAAGAGATGATTCAAAAACAATATAGTTATATCCAGCATAGTCACTTGTTACTCCAGACGTTGGTGCAACATTTGTTGGACTTGGAGAAGCCTCACCACTTACAAATGTAACATTTATTGTTGCAATTTCACCGCTAGAAGAATTAAGAAGACCATTAACCGTTCCACTAGAAGTGGTAAGTAATCTATTATCATAGAAGAAGTCGCCAGTATTGATTAAACCATTGAAGTATTTTTCATAGAATGTAGAATACTTAGCAACAACACCTTGCATCGGTATAGCAGAAGTATTACTAGTACGTAATTTTTCAGTACCAAGTATAAACTCATTATCATTTTTGTAGAAAATTAATCTACCACTTGCTTCAGATATGTAAGATACATCAGACAATCCTGTTTTAAGTATAAAAGATTTATTTTGAGAAGTAGCAGTAACTACATTTGTTACTGTCATATTTGCCAAACTTTTCTTAGTTCTGTTACCAGTTATATCCTCACTAACAATCATAGTTGCTCTATCTTTATAAGAACTGTTGATAAATTCTAAAATTTTATTAAACATTTTTATTTTTCTATATTGATTATAGTTTTTAGAATCTGCTGCAGCATTTGTTCCAAAGAAAACTACTTGAACATCACCCTGTGAATAACCAGAAGTATTACTTAAATCATAAACATAATAATCATGAATTGATGATGTACCATAACCAAAGTCATTATAAACACCTTGAGTAAGATAAGCACTATCAACATAGTTATCTGCAACATAATCATAGTATTGACCCGATGCGCTTATTGCACAAGGATAGAATACAATTGATGACTCAATAAACTCAGATTCTAAAACATCAAATTTTATGTAACCTAAAACTATATCAGATGAACCAACTGATGGATTCTGGCCAGCAGAATAACTACTAACACTTGAAATAACTCCGTTTGAGTTAAGAGTAAATGCGGTTGTATAACTTGCGCTTGTATTACTAAAAGGATAGTTTATTGATTTCAATGTAGTTGATACAGTACCACCCAGAACTGGAATATATTGCCCACCTATAATACAGAATGGTTCATATACTGTTCCTTGTGAAGAAACTGTTACGTTATCTGCAAAGTATTTAACATTTATTGTTGATGAAGTACCAGATCCAGCATAAGTATATCCAGAAGCTGTTGTCCCAGTACCTTCAATAACATTTACGTGTAATACAGCACCTTCTGTAAACCAAGCTGTTCTATGTTTACCTTCAGTAACAACACCAGATTGTACAGGATCACCATATGCATGTGCCATTTGGTCAATATATGAATAAGTACCAAATAAACCAACAACATTTCCTGGTAAATCCAAAGGAACTTGTGAAAATTCTACTGATTCTACAATAGTTTCATTATAAGATAAGAAATCAATAGTTTTCTTTTCTGAACCAACTAAAGTACCACCTATAAGGTCAACTAAACCAGTATAGAAGTCTTGTTCTACTAAATCTGCATTAAATGCACAGTATAAACCTGTTGAATCAGTATCTCTATTTATTGTTGTTTCGATAAATATATTTTTACCGTTTAAATCTCTAAAATATGGAATCAATGACAAACCTTCGTAATAAGCTAATAAAGTCATATTTCTATCATTTGCAAAATTTCTTAATTGTCCTTTAATTAAACCATCTGCATTAAAATATTGACCCCATCTGTTATCAACTGCCAATTCTCTGTAGTTAGACCAATCACCACCCACAACTACAACATCAACCATATAGTCAGATGCATAATCTACAGTACTTACATAAGCCGGCATTTTTTCAATAGAACCATACCATTCTAGTAAAGTTCTATCAAATCCAGTTACGGCAGTTTTCACTACAAAAACTGTAATATATCTATCAGATAAGTTAGTAAAACTAAATGCTCTATCAGAGTATCCAGTATTAGGTTTTGTTAGATTGATAAATGATTCAGTATCTTTTTTCCAGAAACCTGTTGTATCAAAGAATCTTCTATAAGGTCCTTCTCTCTTAATGTCATTAGTTTTTAATGCAGAAGAAGATAGAGATTTATATTCAATAACATCTAATGTATCATCAGTTATCAATAAGTTCATTGCATAAACAGGACTAGTCTCTAACATTTTAGAAACAGTTCTGTGAAAAAATGAACCTTTTCTTTCCAAGTTTCTATCCAACTGACCGAAAACTGTCTCTAAGTCATTTACAGTTGTTAGTCTAATCGGTGTATTAACAGGTCCTTTTTTAGAAACTCCCATAACAAGGTTAGTTATTCCTTCTACAGTAGCTGTACTGAATACAGACTTGTCAATTTCTTCGATGAAGATACCAGGTCTTTTGTATTTTCCAATTTGAATTGCCATATTTTTTATTTTAATTTTTTAGTTTAATGTATATATTAAAAGAAAAAAATCATATTTTCTCTATTTTTGATTAACATTAGATATTTTTTTGATATATTCGGTCATATCTGAACCCATCTTATTGATTTTATCATTATGTTCTGTAAAACTTTTATTAAAATCATTTTGAATTTGTGTCAATTTAGGAGTTCTATCAGCAATTCTTTTATTCACATCTACAATTTTTTTAGTAATAACTAACTTTTGTGTAGGATCATTAGTCTTATTTGCTTCTAAATTTCTTAACTCTTGATTAAAATCATCAATGAATGCCTTATCATATACATTTTGTTGTTTCATTGATTCTATATCAGCTTTTAACTTTGCCAGATGTGCATACTCTACAAGAAAAGGATTTCTATCTTTACCATTTTGTATATCTGTTACTCCTAATATTTCTTTTAATTTTGACTCAATTTGAGTAGGATCTTTTACTTCTAAGTATAACTTATCAATTAAAGATTTCTTTGTCTTATACTCATCTAAATTAAGTTTCATAGTATTCATACCATCCTTTGCAACTTTAACATCAGGAGTATCAGTATCTTGTACATCAAATTCTGCTTCTTCTAAAAATATATCATATTTTTTTAAATGTCTCATTTATATTGGTTTTGTTTCTGTTCCAGTTTTTTTATCAACCTCTGATTTAACATCATTTTTTATACCAGCTTTACCAAGAACTTCATTAAATTTAGTTCTTTCTTCATCAGATAATTTATATACTTCCCCACCATCTACTTTATTAAGTGAATAAATATCTGTTATCTGCAATTTATCAATTTTTTGAACTTGTTTAGAATCAACTGTTACTAAACTAACCTTTTGCCCCGCTTTTAACTTTTTAAAATTATCAAGAGAAATTTTAGTATAAGTAAAAGGAGCCGTTTTATCATTACTTAAAGTTCTTGGAAATTCGTTTTGTGATATTTCTCTTTTAGGTTCCAATAAATCTAAATAAGTATTAAATTTCTTCAAATGTATAGTACAAATTAGCCAAACATAACCCGCCTGTACCTTATCTATAAAGAATGATCTTTGTAAATTTGCATTAAATGTCTCCGCATCAGTTGCTGATGGTCCTTTACCATCTATAGTAAAAAATGTATTTGGTGTATCACCAATAGTTACTTCTTTTTCCAATTGTAACTTAATTGAATTCTTATCAATTTCTGTTGCAATTTCTGCAGCATCAGTTAAGTCTGTACCTTGAAGACTTTTACCATCTTTTTCAGAAACACTACCATCTCCAAAATATTTTTCAATAAATGTAGAAACTGCTCCAGTACTACCTGATTTATATAGTGTATCACCATCCAATACCTCATTGATAAATTTTCTAAATGCAGCACCTGCATTAGGCTTAATAACCCAGTCTTCTGAATTAGAAGGATTTGGATCTGTTACTTTTGGTAATCGTAGTTTAGCATTCTCTGTAAAGATTGCTTGATATTTACGATCTTTTCTTATATCATTTACTGCATTTTCCCAAAGATCAAATAGTTTATTATTTCTATAAGGTCCTTGACGACCAGTATCATCAGCACTTTGAACACCAAAAGATGTATACTCTGATAATGTATTTGTATCTACATTTTCAGTTCTTTTGGTAATAGTCTTAACAGTATAGGTTTTATATGCCTTAATAAAAAGTTTCATAATTTCTATAATTGGATCCATACTC